GAAAGGCACGGTGCGGTACTTGTTTACGGCCGCGCAGAATGCGACGCCGGTTCAGCCCAAAGTGTGGGCGGCAATCCTACAGATGAAAAAGCATCTCGACGCGCATCTGTCAGTGATCGAATTACGTTACAAAAACCCGACTTCGAAATGGTCGCGGTCGCAAGAGGATCGCGAGACGTGGGCGCCCGAGGTTCGGCCCTACGCATTGAATCAAACGATGAAGGTCAATAAAAACCTCGTCTGTGTCGGCTCGATCAAGGTCGTACCGACGGCGTCGAATCCCCTCGGTGAGTTCGAAGGCTTCACGGGCGCCGAGTCGACGATCGTCGGACACACAAAGTACCAGTTCAAGACGGTAACTGTTCCCGGTGCGCAAATGGCGAAGCTCATGACGACGACCGGCGCTTGCACGATGGAAAACTACACGAACTCGCGCGCGGGCGCGAAGGGCGAATTTCATCACACGTTCGGCGTCGTCCTCGTCGAACTCGACAAAGGCGGCTTGTTCTATCTGCGGCACATCAATTTTACCGACGACGGAATCGGGATCGACCTCGACACGATGTACACGCCGACGGGCGTCAAGCCGGCGCCGCAGCCCGAGGCGATCACGCTCGGCGACACACACGTCAGGTTTACGGACAAGCTCGTCGACAAGGCGAATTTCGGTCCCGCCGGCATGGTGACGACGATCCGTCCGAAGCGCATTTATTGGGAGGACGTTTGCGACGGGCACTCGGTCAACCATCACGATTGGGACGACCCATTTATGGAGCAAGCGAACGCCGTCAGCGGCTTCGACGACGTGCAAGCCGAAGTGTTCGAGGCCGTGGACTTCGTCGCGCGTCGCACGCCTCCGTTCGCCGTGTCCTATATGGTCCCCGACAATCACGGGGATTTTCTGCACACATGGATCAAGAAACGCGATTGGAAAAAGCTTCCGACGATTCAGCGCGCGTTCTACCTTGAGACCGCCGCGCGCATGCACGAAAACTCGGTCATGGGGCCGGACGGCGCCGAGATTCCGAGACCGTGGCCGTATTGGGTCAAGCGCCGGCTCGCTGAGAAATGGGACGGTTTACTCGATCGTGTCGTCGTTCTCACTGGCAAGCCGGGCGAGAAGGGCTCGCGGCTGATGGGCGTTCAGATGGATTTGCACGGGCACAAGGGGCCGAACGGTGCTCGGGGCTCGGTCAAGAACCTCGCGCGCATCGCCTCGAAAGTCACGTCGGCACATGGGCATTCGCCGGCCGTCGAGGAAGGACACCATAGAGTCGGAACCAATTCACGGTTACGGCTAAAGTACATTGACGGCTCGCCCTCGGGCTGGTTACATGCGAACGATTTCTTGCACGCGAACGGCAAGCGTCAACTCGTCATCATTATTGCAGGGAAATACAGACTTGAAGATCGTCCGGGTAAATGAATGCGGGCATCTCAAACATCAAACAGCGGAGAAGTGGAGTGAAGAGGTTCTTATCTCTTGGTGCCGGTGTGCAATCGTCGTACTTGCTGTTGCAGGCGGCGACCGGCGTTCGCGCTCCGTATGACTACGCGATCTTCGCCAACACCAAACGCGAGCCGCGCAAGGTCATGGAATGGCTTGGGTGGCTGAAAGAAGAAGTAGCACGCAGCAAGTACCCGTTCCCCATCATCGAAGTCTCGGCCGGAGACTTAGGCGCAGAAGCGGTGAGGGTGCGCACGTCCAAGAAAACTGGCAACCGATACGTGAAGACGCTGTTGCCAGCTTATGTGGCGAAAGCCAACGGCAAGCGGGCGATGATGGGGCGGCGCTGCACCGTCGATTACAAGATTAGAGTGCTTACCAAGACGCAGAGGAAGCTCGCCAAGGTGCCTCGCGCCAGACGCGGCGTTACTCCCAAGGTCATGGCGGAAATCACCGTGGGGTTCTCCTACGACGAATGGCAGCGCATGAAGCCCAACGAGGAAAAGTGGGCTGTAAACGTGTTCCCGCTGGTTGATGAAAAGGTTACGCGGGACCAGTGCATCGCGTGGGTGGAGGACACCTATGGCAGAACGCCCCCGAAGTCAGCCTGCGTGTTTTGCCCGTTTCATGGCGACGCCTATTGGCAGCAGATGAAGGATCAGGAGCCGGAAGAGTTCGCCCAAGCGGTGCAATTCGACACTGACTTGAGAGCGGCAGCAGAGGCTCAGACAGGGACCGCGAGGCTACAAGGCGCCGTGTACCTGCATGAATCGTTACGGCCGCTGAGCCAGGTCGTATTCAAAGACACACCCGAACGCGCACAGCAAGAACAGTTCGGATTTAATTGCGCGGGCCTATGCGGCGTCTAGGCTCTCCTAACAGCGGAGGGAGTATCGTCTATGACTACAAAAGCGGCTGAGATGATCGGGAGCTATTGCACGCGGCACGGCCACACGCCCGACGCGAGCAATCGATTTTGTCTGAACTGTGCGGAGCCGCTGACGGCCGCCAGCGCGACGGAATTTCCGGCCGTTACTACGGAACCGACCGGCATCGAAGCTACGCTGGCGGAGCGCGGCGGCCGGTACGGGGTATTTATGGGACAAGCGGTCATAGCGCAGAACATAAAGTATTCCATGCAACAGGGGCGAAACTGGGCGACGCTCGCGCCTGACATGTGCGAAACGTTGGACATGATCGCGAACAAAATCGCGCGCATATTGAACGGCGACGCCAATTATATCGACTCGTGGCATGATATAATCGGATATACGAAATTAATCGAGGATAGATTGACCCGTGAAGCTCGCGACGTGCCATCCGAACCGAAAGCATAAAGCGCGCGGAATGTGCGCCCCATGCTATGACAAGGCGCTCAAGGCGGAAAATCCTCAGTACCGAAACAGGCAATTGGCGAACACTAGCCGATGGCTAACCGAGATTTCGCCCGAGCGCCGCGCCGAGCGGTATCCTCTGCCATGAAGCGCCAGGACGGCGCGACCCCGCTGAGAGCGTTGCGCATGCACGCGAACTGCGGCATAATTTGAAGGCTTATGCGACCAAATAAGGACAAGCCTGTCGTCGTCCGCGCCATACATCCAAATGCTGGAATCCAGCATTGGTATCGAGCCGAACTCGACGCCGCAATCGCTGCGATGCATAAGGACGTGCTCGCGGGCGTGCTGGCGGCATACTCAGCCGGCGAGCCCGTGGAACTCGCGAAGGACGCGGCGCCGAAAAATCCGTCGCTGTTCATCCGTCGCGCGCTCGAACGCTACGGCCGCAAATGGACGCTCAAGCTCGACAAGCTGAGCCTCGACCTATCGCGCAAGTTCGCCACGAAGTCGTTCAACACGACGCAAATTCAGATGAAAGCCGCTTTTGCGGAAGCCGGGTTCACGGTCGCGTTTAAGCCTACGCCCGGCAGTGTCGCGGCGTACCAGGCTGTAGCGGCCGAGCAAGTGAACCTGATTAAGTCGATACCGGCGCAGTACCTAAAGGACGTGCAGTCTAAGGTATGGTCGTCCGTCATGAAGGGCGCCGACATGCACGCGCTCTCGGACGACTTGCACAAGACTTACGGCGTCACGCGCGACCGGGCCGCTTTTATAGCCAGGGACCAAACGGCTAAAAGTAAAGCAATTATAGAAAAGACAAGGCGTCAAGAAATAGGCATTACCGAAGCCGTTTGGATGCACAGCAGCGGCGGCAAGGTTCCGCGTAAGACGCACATACGCATGGACGGTAAGCCCTACCCAATCAGTCAGGGAATGTGGGACAGCGACGAGGGCAAGTATGTTTTGCCGGGTGAATTGATCAATTGCCGCTGCACATCTAAGGCTATCTTGCCGTTCGTCGACCGGGCCGAGGTTATCGAGCGGGCGACCCGATCCCGGCCGACCGCCTTGTACAACGCCGCCAAGGCCCGCGCTCGCGCAAGATGACAAATTAAGTTCCGGGCGCTACTATGCCGGCATGCCCCTCGAAAAAGGTAAATCAAAAGCGGCGTTCTCTAAGAACGTCAAAACGGAAGTCGCCGCCGGGAAACCGCAGCGCCAAGCCGTAGCGATTGCCTATTCGGAAGCCGGCGAGGATATCCAGCTTGACGGCGAACGGCTGACCCGCGAGGAAGTCGGCGCGATCCTTAAGCGTCGTTTCGGCCGCGTCAATGACGAGGATTGCACGCTTGAGGCGGACGACTGTTCCGCCACGGATGCAAAGCCCGTGATCGCTTTCGACCGCTCCCTACGCCGCGTTGAACTCGTGCTCGACCGATCGATGCGCCGGACCGACCTCGACGGACATTTGCACGTCGAGAACGTCAACATATCGAAAGCGAATGTGTGTCCGTACTACGGCTCGGAAATTCCCGGCGCTGATGCGCTCGGGCTCGACCCGACCC